CTGTAATAGCCACTCGAACATGTATATTACCCCTAAAGTATGCGTAATTTCTGAATTTAGCTCGTACTGAGGGCTGAGATGCCAAAACATTCCATATGTTAATAGTGGCATCAATATTTGCACCAGGTGCTATAGTGGTTTTATAAACCTCCACTGGTCTATCTAGGAAATTTCCCAGAGACTGTGCAGGTACTAAACCATCCACTACACTTGAGCTCTCTTCTACTACTGTTGGTGTTTCCCCTGAAACATCAACCAAATTCTCTTCTTTATGTTCCTTCGTGGAATCAATGATACCAACCTTGGCTGAACCACTCTCATGATCAGCTTCTGTATGTACCATCGTTATGTCTAACTTTCTACTAATAGCATTTAGCGTCTCTTCTATGTCACAGTATAGTGATATAAAAGCTTCATGCTTAGTAATATATCTTTTGCAAGACTCATCACAAGTGGTGTAAACACGACCAAGATGAGACTTGTGTTTGTTTTGTAGACCTATGCTTCTTCCATAGAGGGACATCTCCCTTAATAAGGAATCTAGATGGGTATACAACATGTGTGCATCCTTACTAGAAGACGCTATGTTGTCAAATTTCCATTTAAATTCCTCCATTATCTTTTCTTCATTGTGTATTGCGGACTGGGTTAAAACAGTTAGACCCGCCCAGGTCATAACTGAGTTTTTCCACCCCTCTCTATGATTTTCGGAGCCAGAGTATCGGTCAACACCGATTGCTCCCTCGGTACAGAGTTCACTGTAAATAGCTGGTGGTTCTATTGCAGGAATTTCAGTTGCTGTACCCGGGTAAAGTTGGTTTAGACGAGCGTCAAACCTTAGAAAGTGTTTTTCAACTACCCTATCTGTTAAAGAGAGGGCAGAGCTCAACATACCAATTAAGCTCTCTCTAATTTTATCATATTCTACTCTCTTAAAATGAAAAATCATTTCGTGGAAAGCAGAAGCTGCGGCAGTCACCAGTTGTTCTTCCATAGATATAGAAGTACTTGGCGAATACCATGTGAGTGTTTTATATATACTGGTTTTCTCCAGTTTGCCAACCCAATGGCCAATGTCCTCACGATACTCAAAGTAACGACTGAGGAATGAAGCTTCTTCCAAAGACAAAAATTTCTCCACTTTCATAGATTTAGTGGATGATGTAAATACTAAATTCATATCAACACATTTGTCTTGTACAGTTTGAGCGTTAAATAAGTCAATTACTTCATCACTTACACCAGATATGTTATCATCTCCATAAGAGGACGGAGACACATTATCAAAAAAGGGGTACTTGACATAGTCAAC